CTAGTCCTTGCTCGATTAGATTCAAGAACTCATCAACTGCGCTGATGTGTATCTGTTGTTCATCGGATGTAATGATCTGCGTGTACTGATGCAACTCAAGATCGCTGTCAAAGATGCGCCACTCAATCTGATTCGTGCCTACACAAATGGATTGCTGTACCCCTTGCCAATACCATTGGCGTGGGAGCACACCATCCCAGCGCTTCTTGGTTGTCTTGATTTCAAATGGCATGCCGTCTGCACTAATTGCATCAAGTGTCGCAATCATGCGGGCATCACCGTTTTCAAAGCAATACATAATGTCTGGAGTATTCAAAACAATTTCTTCTAGATCTGCCGTCCATTGAATAAGGACTGGTTCAAGTCTGTTACCACGCTCCATTGCAGCATTGGCTTGCTTTGGTTGTGGTGCTTCCTCTGCCAAGAGTTCTGTTGCGAGATCTCCCGCTGTCATGTATTCGTGCTCGCCGTGTACGGCTGCTGCACTTGATGCAGCGATACGAGACAGACCGTTGTGGTCACGCCATCGTACTTCCAACCATTCTTTGCTGCCATGTTGTGGCTTGCTGATTGTGTATCTCATGTTCTTCCTTTCGTGTAATACAAACGTATCACGTCAGGGGGATGGACACAACCTTTGATTCGAGATTTATTTGGAGACACTTGAATTCCTTGACCATCGCCGTGGGTATATGTAGGACATGATCAACGTCATCGTTTGATGTGATGCTCTGGAATATGGTGATGTGCCCTTCCTTGCCACCATCTGACTGGGATAGTAGAAATCCTGCCGTGCGCACGAGCACGGGATCTTGGTCAAGGTCACGTATGTTGGTCCACGTTTCCCCGCCCGAGTGCGCGTCCGTCCACGTCACATATATATAGGTCAGTTCATTCTTCGTCATCGTCTAGTTTCTCCCCGCAAATCGGGGCGCGCGGGAGCACACCTTTATTTACGCACGCGCACAGGCGCGCGCGTGTGTGCGTCATGATTGTGCCTTTGGTAGGTATTCGTAACTGGCGTGCGACATGGACATGATTCGTCCTTCGCGGGTGATTGCCACCCAAGTCGGGGCATCAGGGTCGCAGAGACACGAGGCCATCTTTGTGTCATCATATTCAAGAATCGCGTCGCACTTGTTGCAGCGAAGTCTCATAGCCAGCACACGTACTCTGCGGTTACCCGCCCTTTGTCTGGGTCAATGAAGTGGATACGTTGCGATGGTTTACCTACGGCAGCAATGAATGTGCGTGCGTATTCGTTGTGTGATTCTGGTGAACCCGTAACAAAGATACGCCCACCATTAGCCATAGTCAATGCGGTTGGGGTGTGGAAGTGCCCCATGTAGCAATCATCAAATGGTTCTACTACACCCGTGGACCAAGCTGATACTTTGCGCAAGATGTTTCCGAATGAACCGATCTCGTCACCGTGCACCAATAACACTTTGTAGTTTCCGATATGGAAGATCTGATACCAATCATCCGACATCTGCCACTTGACGTGCTTGATATCTTTGCAGTTGTTTGCAGCAATTTGGTAAGCCATGCGATCAATGTTGTCACCTGCTGGCATCTCACCTTTTTTACCTAGTCTGCCATGGTTGCCAAACTCACACACGACTGTGACTTTCTCAAACGATTGGGCAAGCGAGCGAATGCATCCCTCAATGATGCGAACCACCTCGAACAACTGTTCGTATAGATGTGCGCTCACCTCATATTGTTGGCCTGGAAATATTCCAACACCCTCCACCATGTCGCCACCCAGCATCACTACGCATTCCCTAACTGGATGATGTGCTCGTTGAATCTCGGTAAGAGACAACACCTTTTTGATCATCGCCTCCATGCGGGACGACAACGCAGGGATGTCGTATGAAATAGTTTTCTTGCCAGCTTGCCAATCGGTAAGATGAACAAGAGCTACTTCTGGTTTACCTTTCCTTGCATCCTTGAGTGGAGGAATAATCTTTGGGCGTGGAGTGGATAGCAGCGAGTTAGCTGCTGCTTCATACACAGCTTCTATTAGGTTGGCTGTCTTGAACTTTGCTTTTGCTTCAGCTCTTTGGCTATGCAACAATGCTTTCTTTAATTCAATTAGATTACTTTCGAGTTGGATAACCTCATTGAATTTGCTCACGTTATCTCCAGCGTTGGATAGTCATGTTGGATACCTGTACTCCAAACTCTCGGAGTGTGGATCCAATGGCTGCTGATGAAACAGATTGATCTTTCAAAGCTGCTTCAAAATCTGCGTAAGATTCTTTGTCAAGTAATTGTTTGATTGCTTCCCGTGGATTTACTTTGATTTTTGTTTTCAACGATTCTTTGAATTTACTCATGTTTCCTCCCGTTTGTTAAGTGTAACCCAGAGGGCAAAGGAAGGGAAGAACCAAAACCCCTCTGGGCTACGATGAAACTATAGTACACATGTTGCAAAGTTGCAAGCATTACGCTACTGTGTGAACACAATTTATTAGGCGCATGGTTGTGCCCTTGTCGCAAGGGGTGGGACGTAAACAGGGGAACCTGGGTCGATTGCCACGTCATGTGGCAAGGCGCTGTGATTGAAATAGGGAGTCGGACTGTGGCAACCCGACGGGGGGCACAGACAGGTCTAACTAACTGCGGTTATGTTCCTTGATGTGGTCGTTGAGTTTGTTCTCAACTTTGTCCACCTTCGTTTCAACTCTTCCTACACTTTTATATATATGAGAAAGCATCCCAGCAACTACAGCGTGATCTTCTTTGTTCTCTTTACGGAACTGTGCAATCAAAGCAACCAACACTCCACCTACCGTAGTAACTACAGCAGAGAGTACTAGCGCCCAGCCCCCGTCCATCTCATACGGCTTTCTGTGCATCAACCCATGCCTGCACAGCAGGAGTAGGGTTATCCCCAGTAACTAGTCGTATATGCCAAGGCTCTTCGGGAACTACTTCCCAGCTAAATCCAAACGCTGGTGCATTAGCAAGCATCCATTCAAAGCGCTTACCACTTGCCTCGCTAATATCCACAGCAATCCCTAAGTTGTGTTGTGATGTACCTGGCGCTGCAAGCGACGCTAACTTCTCAGACTTCTTGTACCACTTAACGCCATCCCACGTACGGGTTGAAGCACCAGCAATGGGTTCTTTTTGATAGCGCTGTAAGAACGCTGTAGTTTGCATAGCAAGCGTACGGTATGTATCCCCCGCAGACGTAGGCTTAAACGGTTTAATCCCATCAGCTAACGCCTTTGCACGCATCGCATGATATGCATCAGCTGCACGCCAATGAAGCCTACCGTAAGGTTGAGTGTCTCGGAGAAGTGAGTCTGGAAGGGCACCAGGTTTCACACCTTTAAGATCCGCAGGCAATACAACCTTAACGATAGGCCAATTCTTTTTCATTACTTCTTCTTAGTTTTAGTACCGAAAGCAGCAGAGATTTCCTCTGATGTAAGTTCACCATCAACCGAAGCAGTAGCAAGTTTTTGTACCACACCAAACAGGGCTGTAAGTCCAGCAACACCAGCAGACTTAACTACATCTACCCCAAGGATTGCACCACCAGTAATAATCGGCAAAGCCGATGCAATAAACAACGAAACAAGTCGTTGTGAAAGGTCCAAAGTTTTAGCAATCATTGAGTTCATTCTGTGTCTTTCTGTGTAAGGGATATTAATGAATGAATTAAAATACCCACACCAGTAAGCAACAGAGCTTGACGCAAAGTTGGACCAGACAAGGTAATTAAAACCATGCCCGTTCCCACCCATGTCCAGGTGTTCTCCATAATGTAGGTTACAATCCGTTTCATTTACGTCTAATACTAGTAGATGGCATTGCTGCGATTAAAGCACCAGCAGCTACAAGGGTTCTACGTGTCTTAACGGGGATGCTCGAGCCTGTAGGCACGTAGTCCTCAAACTGGGAGCCAAAGATATCAATGGTTTTCTCAAACGCCTTCTTGACTTTAGTAGGGGCTTCTTGAATAGCTTCCGTAAACTCTTCTAACTGTTCCTCAGTTAGCTCCTCTACTTCAATCTGCTCGAACAACTGCTCAGCTTGATCCTCCGTAATGGCAGCTAACACCTCAGGGCTTGAGGCAATCTCAGTA